CTTTTGAAGAGGGGTGAGACGGCAGAGGGGGCGACGTTACGTCCTCCTGTATCTGGGAGCAGTGCTGAGAAGCGGTTCTCGGACAGGAAGTTATCGCGGCGGGGGGATGGCACGTTTTTATCGGAGTCTCAGACCTCTGCTATGGAGGACGAGTCGGTTGCGGTGAAGGAGTACATGGAGACTGTCCCTCTGGAGTATGTGGAGGGGTGGGAGGACTTTTCACAGACCAAGCGCAAGGTGTTATTTGTGCTGCCGTTCTCCAGGACCATCCAACATGCGGCCAAGCGTGTTGGCACCACCGGCGGGTACATCCGTGTGGAGATGACTCGTGACCCTGTGTTCAAGGCGGCGGTCCACAAGGTCCAGAGGCGGGAGAAGCCCTCTCGCGGCACTATCCTGCGTCACCTTGTGGACAAGGCGTTCATGGAGTTGTATCTGAAGCTCGACCAGGAGACTGACAGTCCTGCCGACGAGAAGATTCGCATCCAGGCCGCTGAGTGGGTCGTTGGGCGCTTCCACGAGACCTTGAAGACGGGTGCTCTGCCGCCGGGGATTGTGGGTGACGGCACCAGGGACGACGAAGAGCCGGAGGGCCTTGACGGGCTGGAGTTGTCTTGGGTCAGCAAGATCATCGACCAGCACGAAGAGGAAGCCGTTCATGATGAGCCAGACGGAGACAGCGTTCCCGGCGTCCCGTAGGGGCGAGGAGTACCAAGACGCAGACTAGGCGCGCTCCCGTCCGGCTGAAGTACGACCCGCATCCCGGCCAGATGGCCGTCCACCAGGCGCGGGCTGACGGCGCACGGCGCATCGTCAGTAAGAGTGGCCGCAGGTGGGGCAAGACCCGCTTCGGCATCGGTGACATGATAGAGGCCTACCATCATGTCCTCCAACAGCACCGCCCTGAGTCGATGGTCCCTCCCTTTCACGTCTGGCTGGTGGTCCCCAACTTCCCCCAGGCCCGGCAGCCCTGGAACGAGATGCAGCAACTCATCCCCAGAGAGTGGGTCACTCAGCTCAACCCGAGTGACTGGAACTTCTGGCTGCGGGGCAACGAGAGGTGGCAGCACCGCCAGGGGTTCGTCGAGGTCAAGACGGCCCACGACCCCGACGCCCTCCAGACCACCGGCGTAGACTACCTGTGGATCGACGAGGCCCAAGACGTACCCAACGAGGCGTTCGAGAAAGTGCTGCCCGTGTCCAGGAGCCCAGGCGTCCTCGGCTGGCAGTACTTCGACGGGATACCGTCCCTGTACCCCGAGCACTGGTTCGAGCGTGCCTACCGGGAAGCCGAACGCAACCCGCTGCACTTCTCCCATACCGCCACCTCCTTCGACAACCCGCTCCTGACCACCATCGACAAGGCCGAGATAGAGTCTGACCGAGAGGTGCTGTCCAATGCCGCATGGGAACGCTTGTACCTCGCGCAATACTCCGAGAACGCCGCCTTCTTCCGAAACGTATCTCAGTGCATCAGCGGCGACCTCCTCACTGAACCTACTCCAGGGCGGCAATACATCGCCGGTCTGGATGTCGGCTGGACTAACGACCCCTCCGTTTTCATACTCATGGATATGGAATCAAGGAGAGTCGTCAACCACTGGGAATGGGACGGCTCGGTGAGCTGGGTCCAGACCCGTGAGCACATCATGGCCATCCACGACGAGTGGGGCCTCAAGACCATCATCTTCGACGCTTCCTCCGGTGGCGGCAAGGCCGTCGAGGAAGACCTGATGAACACTGGTCTGCCCGTCGAGCCGTTCGCCATCGTGGGAGAGCGACGCAAGGAATTGCTCGAGAGGCTGGCCGGCGCGACCGAACGGGCGACGATTTCGTTCCCGCCGATCCCGCAGCTTGTCAGACAGCTAAGGGCCATGCAGATGCGCCGGCTCCCCGCAGGCGCATACCGGCTCCAAGTGCCCAGGGGCGAGCACGACGACTATATCTTCGCGCTAGCCCTCGGCCTGACCGCTTGCATCGAGGCGAGGGCTCCGGTGTCCACGCCTCCCCGCGCCAGCTCCAGTCGGTACGTCCCGACACAGGCTGAGGTAGACGGACATGCTAGAATGCGCTCGAAGGGAGCCCAGATCATGCGCCTGGCCCGTTCGGAGCGCCTCAAGCGCCGAGCGGACATGGCGGACGTTGAGAGATGACCGTGACGGGGAACGCTGGGTATCGCTACCTATTAGAAACGATTTACGGCCAGAAGCTCATGGAGAAGCAGATTTCGGCAGAGGTGAGAGTTTTTGTAGACAGCGAGTTGCGTGAACATGCCCTTCCGAAAGCGGGTGAGTATAAACGGAATATTCCTGTTGAGGAACGCGCCAATCTTGTCCGGCTGCGGTTTGGGCTTGATGACGACAGCCCAAAGACTTTTACAGAGATAGCAGAGATATACGGGATTTCGCACAGTCTTCCTTCCCAGTTGATATCTAAGATTCTGCGCGGGTTGCGCCGTCCACGTACAGCCTGGCCGCTCCGTCAATTGATGATTGAGGATGGACTTGGTCTCGACCCTGATGAGCCGATCCCAGGGCCGAAACCCTACTGGTACTATTACGAGGGTAGCTCATGACAATGTCCGCAACCAGCACTGCCGCCAACGGCGCTCGGCCTTCGACTGACTCAGGCGACGAGTCCGCGCCTGCTCCGACGTTCGAGCGCATCAAACAGCTCTCTACGGAGTCCGACACCTCCTTCCGTGCGTTCCACAGCCAGTGCAAGCTGGAAGAGGACTACTACTTTCTCCGCCGTCCCGTTCCTGCTCCCCAGGGCATAGACCCGACCCGGCCCGCCACCGCTCGCGCCATCGTTGACGTGGCCACTGACCACGTCGATGTCAACAACATCACCATCGATATCCCGCTCATGCTCCGCTCCAAGGCCAGGGCCGAGCGCATCAAAAAGCTCTACCTCGGTATCTGGGCCAACATCCGAGAACCCGTGCTGAGAACGGCCGTCAAACATGCCTTCACCTACGGCATTGGGTGGCTGCAACCAATGGTAAAGGCCGATCTGTGGTTCGACGCCCCCAAGATGAGCGACTACGGTGTCACCCTTGAGAACGGCGAGGTCATGCTCGTGCGCGAGCAGCAGTATAAGGAAGACCTCCAGAACTTCATGGAGCGGCGCCGTGTCACCTTCCCCTTCGTCTGCCGGAACGTCAACCCCAGGGAGTTGCGTTGGGACGACTCGGCCACAGGGCCGAACTGGGTCATTCGCAAGGTCCAGTCCAGTCGCGGCGACATCAAACGACGGTTCCCCAACTGGGTCGGCATGGGTTCTCGGCCCGACTCCGACCCTACGACCTGGATAGAGTATTGGGACCACCGCTACTACGCCTATCTGGCCGACAACGAGTTCGTGCAGAAGCCGACCGAGCACGGCTACGGGTTCCTGCCCTTCTTCCCTGTCCGGTCCGCCAGCACGATAGACTGGGACGCCGGCAAGCCGGAAGACCGCTACCAGGGCATCCTGTACCCCGTGCATCAGCTACTCGACTCCGAGGCGAGGCTGGTGACTCAGGTGGAGGCCATCCTGCGGAAGGTGGCATGGGTCACACTCGACATCTATGGTCCCCGCCATAGCGCCCAGCAGGTGGAAGACCAGTATGAGGTGTTCAGCGGCAAGAACATCATCCCGCCCGGCGTCGAGGTCAAGTCGAGCCCTGTGATTCAACTGCCGCCCGACCTCCTCGGCCACCTGGCGAGGATACAGACGATGATCGAGGAAGCGACCTTCCCCAATGTCGTCAGGGGATTGCGCCCCACAGGGGTGTCCACGGGCTTTGGTGTCTCCGTGCTGGCCGGCATGGGTCGGCTGCGCTTCCAGGGAGTGGCTGACGGCATCTCCAGAGCGGTCGAGGCCTGCAACTCCGGCTTCGCACGGATGCTGGAGAACGTCCTTCGGTCCAGCGTCACCGTTCACGCCCGTTCGGAGGTACACAGCTTCGATGAGACCATCAAGCCGTCAGATATCAATGGCTACTACGAGAATATCGTTACATTTAAGGCCGAAGCGCCCGAGGAGAGAGAGAGGGAAGCCCTCCTCGGCCTGCAATTACGTCGCGAAGGTGTTATTTCACTCTATGAGGCCC